CATTATTAAGACTGCTTCACACATATGACAAAATCTTTAAAGGGCTACAGAGCTCACATGACCATTGAAGGCCTCGTCCTTGGACCCCGCGTGAAGAAAACTGTTGACGCACTAACTAAAATCTAACTCACTAGCCGACTCAAAAGGGCTAATGTACTCATAAGAAGAATATGTCGTGTCCTGATAAGTTGAGTCATAGATGTTTTTTTGAACCAAAACATCCCATGTTGGAAATCCAGCAACTAACTCTTCCGGTGTCATCCCCAACTGGCGAATTTTCTTCAAATCTTCGTTACTAACCCTCTCCAAAAGACGAGCCTGAAGATTATCTGGACCAATACAACTAACAATCTCAGAATAAAACAAATGGAGACGATCATACGCATCCCGATTCGAAGCATATGTCCCATAAGCATGACCAAGAATTGACAACAAAACATCGATCTCATCACGGGAACGAGTCTCTCGACCCCAAACTGCTCGAACTAAGAACTCACGACTCTCTCGAAATGGCAGAAACTGGGGCTGACCAGGGGACTTCTCAGGATTTTCCACAAATTGATGCTTCAGAAAAGTTGCCCCTCGATTCGTAATCCACCCATCTTTCACCTGAGACAGAAATGAAACTCCATCATTAAGATCACGTAGAATTACATTGAAATGAACCTTCAAAAAATTCGCAAACGCAACCCCTGAAAAATAATGAGACGATAAACCAACACCTTTATTATACAAATGATCATCACCATAGACGACTACCTTTACCGTAGCCAGAAACTCCATTTCCAATTTCTCACGCTCATCTAGATCTTGAATTGTTGTTAATGTATACACACAAAAGATACAAAAGTAAAACAACATCACCCAGGAATCAAGATGACTTGTATTGTACGCTCCCGAAGGAACTCCACCACGAATGATTCCCCAGATATCACCAAAAAGACGAGTTACACGATTCAACATAACCTTCAACAAGAATTTCGTTATTCGCTCAAATATCTTCTTGTCTTCTGAATCAGATTGATGGATCTGCATTGTCGAATAGTACAAGTTGATAATATCTTCAATAACCCCTTGATCAAATTTCAAAATATCTCCCTCAACTAAAATCTTCCACAAGGCATTATCCTTTGTAATTCCAAGACAGCGCGCTAAGGTATCTGCTCCACCACGAGACCATTTATGTCCAAC